AGGATTATGACGGCAGATTCAAAGGTAATACCGCCCATCAATCCTTTATGTGCGAGGGGTTTTTTGCCCATGTGCGTTTCTCCTCCACGGCTTCGTTATCATCCAGTGACCGCAGGGTATCTTCCCATGATACTGGATGTCAAATTCTGTGACCACCCGTTGACCGCTTTTAAGTGTGGCCCTCCGTCTGGCTTGAGCACGTTTCTGGTCACGTAGGGGTATATCGTAACCACGATACCGAAGAGCAGTCAGCATCGCTTTCGTTGCCCCGTACGATATGCCCATCTTTACTGCGATTTCTTTGAGCGGTATCTCGTCAAGATACAATTTGATTAGGGTGTTTACTTTTTTTTGCGGCCACTGATTATACGTTGACATACAAATCTTCCCATGTTGTGTCGTACTTTTCCGTTACCTGTTTCTGGGCTACTTCCCATGTAGCCTGCACGTCTGCAATTCCATACTCGAGAACTATCTCCCACGGGATCTGCGCAAATGTCTTGCCGCTCTTGAGGTAATCCGCCGTAAGGTCTTTTTTCTTTTCAGTAACCTCATACCTTTTAGCGAGGGCGTCGAGGGAGAGCGGCCACTTCCTTGCACGAGCAAGAACATATTCTGCAACCATTGTGTCGTAAACATGCCCTTCATAGTTGAATCCACACTCCCGTATCCAGTTGAGGTCGAACTTGATGTTGTGTCCGACAACTACGTCCGCCTCTGCTAAGTCTTTCCTAAACTGCTCAATCTTGTCCAGTTCTGTTTCATGTTCATCGTGATGGACACAGGCGTAGTTGACCGGTTCACTGGACACCTTCCACCCGATGCTCACCAGATTATTACCAAAATAGGGTAGTGGTGTAGACCCACCGTTTCGTTTTGGCTTATGTGTGCACTCGATGTCAAACGTCAAGATGTTCATTTAAGTCTACCTCGATAATCTCTACGCCGATTTTCTTTTGCGGCGAATTGGTTGTGCGGTAGATGCGACTACCGTCCTGTCTACGAGACAACGTTTTAACGTCAATCAAACGTATGTTGCCCGTGGCGTGATGTACTGCAACCAGATCTACCGGGCCGCGGTCTGCAACAGGGACAAAAACATCGTACCCTTCCTGCACAAGCTCCATCGTACATATGAGTTCGCTAAGTGTTCCTTTCTTATGGTGTTCATCCATCAGTAATAGACTCCTTTCGCTATGTCGATCATGACATCCACTGTGCCATGCCACCCATTCTGTTTGTTCTTTGATACGCAAAGATGCCGCACAAAGTTCTGGCCTTCATCATCATCTGCGCGTTTGCCAATCCCGATGATAAGGTCCGCCTCCCCTGCTTTACCAGTCTTTGAGTTGTCGAGATACTGATACTCCACACTACGCATTCCTTCGGCCTCTGCCGAAGCCTGCGACACACCCCACACGAGGCACTCGTTTCTCTTCGCAATCTCTCGAGCCTGTAGGTAAATCTCTTTCAAGCGTTCGTCGCCTCGGTTGAACTTACCTGTCACCTTTACCTTGTCAAGCTGATCGATGAAGATAATGTCAGGCTTATTTATTTTGCACCAGTCATCAATTTCCTGAATGGTCGTTCCAACGCAATCAAGAACATGCAAGCGGTCGTGGATCTCGCGATGCCATATCTCCGAAAGTTCACCACGCCGTTCAGACAGTTCTTCCCGCGTAGCTTCAAAATAGCTCTGGATGATACGTAGTTTAGTTCTGATAGCCGGCTCTTCGTTGCCCCATATCGCAACGGAGTGCCCCTGCCGGAGGAACTTCTGAGCGAGAAAAGATACGAACGTAGTCTTGCCTGTCTCCGGTCGAGCAAAGATGATTCCAAAATGCCCGCGATCCAATCCCGGAACGACGTCGGACAGGTGCGGCCAGTCGAAATTGAAATCGGGATCAATCGTAAGGGAGTCCAGAAGCTCCTCAAGCCCCATGTCAACCTCAGTGTAAGTGGTCTTCTCTCCAATCGAGTCCTCTGCCGAACTCTCAATGAGACGCTTAAGTTCTCCGAATTCATCGCTCTTACCTAAAAATATTTGCACAGACAGTTCTGAGATAACACGCGCACGATTACGCAACCAGAACTTTTTGATGATGTCGTATTGCAACTGATACGTCGAGCCATTGTCAGGTGCAACTTGATCTAATATGTCATGGAACCTGCCGCGGGTTGATGGCGGCATCGCGGGATTCTCAGTGTCAAACAGAGCCCGCAACTCCACAGGGGAAATGTCAGAGTCATACTTTGACTGTGCACCGACGAGGGTGCGCCATATCAGGGACCAATCCCCGTCGAACATTGATTCGTCAAGAATATTTTTTACCCTGTCATATGAGTCCTTCCGTAAACAGAAGGAAACAATACTAGCCTCCAGCGAGGACTGATCGGATGATTGATTCACGTTCTACGTCTCCTACTGACTTTAAGTCCTTATCTAGCATCACAATGCCAGTGGGCACTATGCTATTCAATGCACGCATGATGGTCAACGCTTTATCAGTCGCGTCTTTATCTAACGCAACTACCACTCTTCCATACGTGGATAACTCATTTATGTGGCGTTCACGTAGACTTGTCCCGAGAAGAGCGTAGCCAGACACCCACTCACTGATCGCGATTGCCGACGGTACATCCTCAACAACAACGGCAATGTCAGAGGTACCGATACGAAAGCCGCCATCATAGTTGCCGTAGCGATACCACTTTGGCTTCTCACCTGTCATTGTTCGGCCGACACCGTCTCTGAGTAGGCCGAGGGTGTCATAGATTGGGTACACGAGGCGTTCACGGCGAACGTCAAAGTAAATGTCATCGTACCTTCCGGACGTGTGGACAATCTCAACATAGTCGCGGCCACGAGGAGGTATCACACGAGACCACGATTTAGGTTTCATAAAAGGGACTTCCGGACAAGATGATGTCTCTTTGTGAGTATTTTTACTCAATAGGGCTACTATATTGTCCGCGTTGTCAGGGGTGATTCGGAGATCTGTCCGGCCTTTCTCTGAGCATCCTGCATGGAAACAGTTCCAAAGGTATTGTCCGTTTTGATTTGTCACGGAAAACGTTTTCTTATGGCCGCATTCCGGACAGTCGAACCGCCGGGACTCTCCATCTGTCAAGCCTAACTGCTCGACATACTCTCTCATGTACATGGGCAAAGCCTCCTTGTATTTGTCAGGCGAAATTGTCAGGGGGCATTACCGATTTGTCAAACAAATTTGTCAACCTAAAAAAAATTTGTCAGAGCCATTGCCACTACGCTATGTGGATGATACCATCGCGCCAACCCCGCCGGTCACTACACCCACCCCGTGTCGAGCAACACATAAGTTTCTTGCGCAAACAAAAGCAACGCACAAGCTTCTCTACGACCAAAGTATAATACCCCACAACATAAAGGTTCGATACTGTCGTGGTTCATTCACAAGACGGGAGAACATTGTGGAATATAGATCGAAGTATATGGCAGACTATTACGAAGAGCAGGAACCGGTGGAGTTTATTGTTACGCAAGAACGCACGATACTTGTTCAGTACACTGTTGAAGCCGAAAGTATGGTGGATGCAATACAGCAAATTGAAAACGGCAACTATGATTGCGTCATTGATGAGGATGCGAGTCACGCAGACACAGAAAAGAAAGGACGGATAATTTCCGTAAGAGTGAACGACGATGATTAAGCGCATACACATAAACCAACACAACATAAAGCACAATGCTAAAAACCCTGACGACCTCAAGCCGGTAGTTACCGTAAAAACAAGCTTGAGCAATACGAAGGGTTTTAACGCAACTATTCACGGCGCTTGTCGTGTTGTATATTCCCCAGACAAGCCGTTATCTTGCGGTGCTAAAGTTTGGATAGAAACACACGATACCGTCGTCGTCGATACTGGGGACGGTTCATTTACGGGAGTTTTTTAAATGAAACAGTATTACAATGATGATGAGATTCTCGAAATGATCGAGAGTAAGAAAGTAACCGAATTAGTTCGGGAGCGTTTTGCACAATACAAGAATCACCGCGAAAATTTACAGCAGAGAGTTAATGTTGCCGCAGAACATATGGGACACCAATTAATAACCGAACTTGTAGGGGAGGGATACTGAGATGATTGCAGAACAATATCGAAACATAAGACCACACTTTGTACATGCGGATCATATGCCGGTGGTTTGTCGATGGTCTTGCATCCTGTTGGATCAGGATACAGAAAACCCACCATTCGAGCCGGCGCGATACTTTGTGGTTAATGTTTTTGCTGAAACAAAAGACGCAGTGTTGGATTGTTTAGGTGATGAGTATCCGTGGTGCGATATTATGTACGTTGATAAAGCACTCGGCGGACACACTGATGACGATTTTCTCGAGGCGTGGCTACATTATTTTGACGCAAAAGAAGCAATACCGGTAAGGAGCGCACCACATGGCAATAACTACAGTGAGTAACGAAAACAAAACCCGCGTCGATGCGGCGATTGATAAACAACTAACGCAAGTATTTACGTTAATTAGCGAGGCGATTGTTATCTTGCACGACACTGGCGATACTGAGTCAGACGACCTCGATAATGCGATGTCACATTTACGATGTGCCCATGATATGTTGGCACTATATAGGGGAAGGAAATGAGACCGAAAACAATCCACCATCCTGAAGCACTCGCAGACTGGAGAGCGAACGACGAAAAACCATACACTTTTAGTGGAGAAACAAACAATGCAAGTACACGTCAACATAGTACGCACAACAACGAAATACCCAAAAAGCAAAAGAAGCTTGACGGGATACTCGCACTCCGTCTTAAAGAGGCCATCGAGCGCGAAAATAGGAAGTGCCGGAAGGTACGTAAAAAAGGGGAAGCTTAAAGGTGCCGAGGTTTATACCCTGACCCTGACCGAACGGGAAACATGCCCGACCTCATGCGGACACTGGGATGATTGTTACGGAAACAACATGCCATTCGCACACCGGCTTGAGCATGGCGAGGAACTAGAACGCCGGTTGATTCTCGAACTCGGTCAAAAGTGTAGTAAAGCAAGAGAAAAGGGGCGGAAAGTATTGGTGAGACTCCATGTACTGGGAGACTTTTACAGCGCGGACTATGTGGTACTGTGGCGCAAACTTTTAGTGCTACACAAAAACCTCTATGTGTGGGGATACACGCACGTTACCCCATCCGATAACCTGCAAATCTACCATGAGTTACAGACAAACCTTGTAGGGTTTCCAGAACGGTGGGCAGTACGATGGAGCGACACTTGCGGGCCCTTTAGTGCGAACAGTGAAAAATTGTCAGACGACGGTATAGTGTGTCCGGAACAGGAAGGCAAAACGCAAGCTTGCACAACATGTGCTTTATGTTGGGATGCTCCCGACAAAAACATTATCTTTAAACAGCATTGATGAGGTCACGGATGAAAATTGTCATGCGCCGGTTAAATGAAATTGTCAACGACCGGTTAGCACATACGAATATTGAACGGGTAGGCCGTAATTTGGGAGGGGAGGAGCCGCGCGCGCGAGGTTTTTGCTTCGCTCGCTTCGCGCTCCGCGCCGCCGCTGTGGCCGTTTTGATTTCTTTTCTTTGGTAGTTGATCGGCTGGCATTATTCCGGTATATAATGGGCTCACCGGATCGGATAGGCCGACCGGACAACAAAAGGACTTTTAGTCATGAACATAGCAGTTAACCCAGAGCGCACCGCTCAACGTATTCAAGATGGTCTTGAATTTACGCACAGCAATCCGCTCGACGTCGACTTTTTCCGTGAACTCGGAAGTGTCCAAAAGGAAGCGATTTACGACCGCGACCGAAATCTTGTGGAGGGATACTACGCACTCCGCAACAGCAACACGCAAAAACTACTGGCGTCGCCGCCGGTCTCAAAATCTTACAAGCTAGTCGACCACTCGCTCGCATTCTTAGAGCAAGCAAAATCGATACTGGATAATCCATCGTTGCCGCACGACAATTTCACGGTAGTCGACCGGATCTTTGACGAAGGCCGCCGCGCAACTCGCGCTGTTTACTTCAACGACCTCACGTTCGATATCGACGGGAAGGGACAAGGGATCACCGCTCGCGCTGACATCATCAACAGCGTTGATATGTCGTGGGCCTTTCAGGTGTTCTCAGGTGCTTACCGCGACTACTGCCGAAACACTTGCGTTTTTGGCGGCCAGAAAGCTTACCACCAGAAACGAAAGCACACCGCGAATTTGTCGGTCTCTGCCATGATCGCGAAGTCTACGCTCGGTCTCGGCATGTTCAATTCTCACCGTGACCAGATGAACAACTGGAAGACAATCGACTTGCACCCGTCGCAGTGGGTTGAAATCCTCGAGAACACCGTGTGCAAGAAAGGAGGGGAGGCCGCGCAACTCTCGACCGATAAGAGCGCACGTGTCAATGGCCGGTTGCTTGACTACCTGAACCACCGTTTTAAGGAGGAACAGCGCGAACTCGGGAACAGCATGTGGGCCGGATACAATGCCTTATCGCATTGGGCCACACACGTCGACGAAACGTGGGAGCGGGAGAACGAAGACGGGAAAGTCACTGAATTGTCGACCTCTCGCGGAAACAGCAACCCGCACCGCGTCCGACTACAGCGCGAAGCCAAGGTGCGTCAGGTGCTCGAGTCACCGCATTGGCTAGCATTGGAACAGGCCGCATAATGTCGGAATTCATTACGGCACTCTATAAACTTTTAATGGTGATCGTTCTGTTTATCGTGATCGCCAAATTCGTTGGATAACATAGGATTTACACACAATGAAAACACATGAAGAATTCACTACCGACCTCACTACACTACGCACCGACCTAAACGCGACCACCTACCGTGTCGAGAAAGTGCAGGAGCTTCTCAGCGACCTTGTCGAGAAACTGGACGGACTTTATGACCAGTCAGTATCTAACAAGGATCAGGCCGTCGATCTTGTCCGTGATGTTGACGCGGTAAAACCTCGACAAGATCGTCGGGTGTTCTCGAGTCATTACCGCATGCTTGCGATTTTGAACGACTACGGCGTTATGCATCGGGAGCACATCGCAAAGCTTCTCGGTGTGAAGGAGCTTACCGTCCAACAAATGATGCACGTTTGCCGGCACCATGGGCTCGCACAGTTGAAAACTTCTCGCGGTATTGTTACATTGCAATCACTGGCCGATGGGGTCAGCGAAAATAAACATTTCAAGATCATTTAAAGGGGAATCCCATGAAAACTGAAACAACCTTAAACTTCACGCCTGCACAGCTTAACGAACTCAAGCGTGTTCTCGATACGATTGGATGGGCCACTCGCAACGATGAGACCGGCCACATCGATACCTACGTATCAGAGGATCGCGTACGGTTTGCGCGTAACCTTGCAGGGATCGTCAACCGCATGGAGACAGCCGCTTTGGTTGGAACCACCGAAGAAACGTTATAACCATTCCCTCGGGCGCATTCTCTCCGCGCCCTTTTATGGCCCCTTTATGGGGCCTTTTTTTGCCCGCTAGAAAAATACGCAATGCATTGCCGGTACTACCTTTGGGTATTATTTGGGGTGTCCCATTGTGTGTGCACCATTGGCATCGACAACGCAACTTTTAAAGAATCGCCACTGGGGAGTAGGGGGAGGGGGTCTTTTTGGAATGCCTGCGGACATCCTGTCACTGTAATTCGGGCACGCATGAGCACGCGCGAAGTTTACCTAATGGAAAAATACATGCGTACGGAAGGGATACCGTCAGAATCGTGTCGTCCTTGGTAATCATCGATTGGAAAACAATAATATGGAATCAGGGGAGGGCAAGGGCCACGCCACCCCCCAGTACAAGTGCTAGCAATGTCCCCATATTTTTTTTGGTTTTGGAAATGGGGTATATGTTTCACGCAGTGTTTCACGAATGCCGCCCCCACAGGTATGCCCGCGGCATGCCGGCGGCCCCAACGGAATAAAAAAGCCCACTGGCAGGGGATACCAGCGGGCTTGTCGGCGGGGGCAACCCTCTATGTACCGAGGAGAGATATGTATATATATACCCCGGCGGGCTACAGTCCCATCATACTGTCCAGATTCGCTTTTGTCAATCCCCCAAAAGCATATATCATAAATTTTTTTCCCTTTCTTGACACACTACGGGTTTTGTTACCATAATATGTGTGTACGCCTGTGTTGGCAGAGAGAAGCAGACCGAACAAAGAGACAAGTCTCCCGACCAATCCGAGTGTACCCTTTCTTTTTTCCGAAAATTAGGACTTTAACCTCCGATTTGCGGCAGATATAGGAATATCTTCCACGGATAATTACTCTTTTCGTAAATATCTAACACATATATGTGGTAAAACCATGAACCTCCTCCCCCAACAACGGAAGAAACGTGAGTTATCCGATCAGCAACGTCAGTTTCTCGACGCATTGTTTGAAAATAATGGTAACTTTTCCCTTGCATGTGAGGCCGCGGGCTACTCTAAGGGCTCAATTGGTCACTTAAAGGAAAGTTTAGCCGATGAAATCATCGACAGGTCACGCAACATCCTCGCTGGAGGAGCAATCAAGGCGGCAAATAAACTGGTTGCGACTATCGACGCACCTGAAATTGAACGTGGAGATAACATCAGGCTACAAGCCGCTGAAAGTCTCCTCAATCGGGTTGGACTCGGAAAACAGGATACCGTCCATCACAATGTCACCGCAGTACATGGCGTGGTATTACTCCCGCCGAAACAAGAGAAAGTGATAGATGCCGAATAAATTAACAATTGCACAACAAGCTATGCAAAAGGATTGGTACAAACGTGCCTCGAATCCTATGACACCGACTTTGGATAAGCAAACTATGCGTACTGCCGTAGAGTATATGGATGAAAAAAAATCTGTTATCGGTCTTTTCCCTACGGTTCGTCTAGTTGACGGCAATTTGAAGGCGTTACCCTTAGATCAAGCCAGAGAAATGGCTATTTCTAAAGGCGACTACGTAAAAGTCGACAGTTTTGATGAGGGTATCGCTGTATCTAAGGCTCTTTCATCTCAAGTAGCTACAGAAAGAAGCCCAGAAGGCTATACAGCCCGCTGGAATAGGGCTCGTAAGAATAAATGAGTGAAGAAACTCTCGCCGAAGCCCCAAAACGCAAGCGGGGCCGTCCAAAGAAGGACCCCGATGCACCGAAAGCCCGTTATAACCTCTCTACTGCGGAAAAAGCGCGTCGAGCGACTCAAGCATCGATAAATAAGTCGAAAAAAGAGGCGGAGCGCAAACGGGCCGCGGCTAATAAGCAGGTCCAACGCGCAAGAGCGCGTGAAAATGCCGCGAAAAAGGTCGAAACGGCCTTACAAGGACAAAAATCCCGTGTAATCGACATGGGTGACGTTGACCAATTACCTTCACACGTAAAGGAGCTAATTGGTGAATCAGATGTTGTATTTCAACCTAATGCAGGTCCTCAAGAGGAGTTTCTCAGTGCTCCAGAGCAGGACGTTTTGTATGGTGGAGCGGCCGGGGGCGGAAAAAGTTTCGCTCTTCTTGCTGATCCTCTCCGGTATTGTCATAACCCTAACCATCGGGGGCTTCTTCTACGCCGCACTCTCGATGAACTGACTGAACTCATATCAAAGTCGAAACAATTGTATACCAAAGCGTTTCCCGGTGCCGTATTCCGTGAAAGTAAGTCGACGTGGGTCTTCCCCTCTGGCGCGACCATATGGTTCTCGTATCTCGACAAAGATAAAGACGTCACTCGATATCAAGGGCAGGCATTCAATTGGATAGCTATTGATGAGATTACACAGTATCCAACCCCCTATGTATGGGACTACCTACGTTCGCGCCTTCGTTCCACCGATCCAGAACTCTCAGAAAACCTCTCAATGCGGTGCACAGCCAACCCCGGCGGTGTCGGGGGTTGGTGGGTCAAAAAGATGTACATCGATCAGGGAAGCCCCGGAACAAGATTCATACCGTCCGACATGGAATCAGGAAAAGCATACGTATACCCTGAAGGACATGAGAAGGCAGGCAAGCCGCTGTACTGGCGAAAGTTTGTCCCGGCTCGACTCACCGATAACCCATACCTCATGGCAGACGGTCAGTACGAAGCAATGCTCCTCTCTCTTCCAGAGGTCGAGCGAAAGCGGCTACTCGACGGCGACTGGGACGTTGCAGAAGGGTGCGCATTCCCAGAGTTTAGTAAGCACAAACACGTGGTTGACCCTTACGAATTACCGACCAACTGGCCACGTATCCGTGCCGCTGACTACGGTTATGCAAGCCCTTCGTGCATACTCTGGGGTGCAATCGACTGGGACAACAACATCTGGGTCTATAGAGAACTTTACGTAAAACACTTTACAGCAGAGCAACTTGCCGCTAAAATATTAGAAATGGAGCAGTACGATCCTGCGCCGCACTATGCTGTGCTCGATTCATCTTGCTGGAACCGTACGGGATACGGTCCGTCCATTGCTGAAACAATGATACGGATGGGATGTCGGTGGACGCCGTCAGATCGAAACCGAATCGCTGGGAAAATGGAAATACATCGTCGTCTCGGTGACAATGAGTTCACAAACGAGCCGACGGTTAAGTTTTTTAGTACGTGCACAAATACAATAAGACAGTTAGCAGGTATTCCCCTATCAAAAACAAACTCCGAAGACGTTGACACAAAAGCCGAAGACCACGCATATGATGCGCTTAGGTATATGTTGATGACTCGGACTACCGGATACGCGAGTATCCACAAGTCGCTTCAAGCGATAAAAAACTCCGTGTATCAGCCACAAGATAGTACATTCGGATACTAGATGCCACAGCAAAAGAAGACACAGCAACAGATATTGGCTGAGATTGTAAAAAATCTCGGGTATGAAAGCTATAACGACTTACCTGTTCGTTCTTCCTTAGAAGAAAAGTTGGTAGCGGGTACTTTGACTGTTCGAGAATCTGTCGTACTCGATATGTACGCTCGTGGCGTTCAGTTACAAGAAGCGACAAAGAAAACCCCCATCGGAAAGGTTTTTTCAGAGATATTTTCGCCCGCATCAAAAATGATGAAGGGCCAGTCTAGTGCGCCTGAAAGTTATCTAACAAAAACAAATGTTCTCATAAACAGTTCTAAGAAGTCAGGATTTACGCCCGATACTCGTTTTGTAGATATATCCAACAGCCGTGAGGCAATGGAAAAGATTGCTAAAGCAACGAAACAGATTGACCCGTACTGGTCGGGCGTATTCCAGTCTCTAAAAGCAGTTCACGTTCAAGTAAGTGATGACGCGGCGTTTATATATCAAAACCCGAAAGAAAAAGCGGCTGGTTTAGCGTCGGCACAACAAACCCGCGGTACAGCTAAATTTAAGGGTTTTCCCCCGGCTAAGGAAGCTTTTCCAGAGATTGTCGCGGGCTTAAGCACGGTAGAGGATGCCACTACAAAAAACGCCCTGATTGCGAGTTCTCTTGCCCCGTATCGTCCGGGTGAAATTGCAAACTTACGTCTCGGTAAGTACGATCCCTCGACTATTCAGACAAGTACGCTACCCGGTTATTTTGATCTCGAGAGTGGGCAAATCATATTTCCAGAAGGTCCTCGAGGAAACAAAGCCGCGACTAACCTCACGCTCGATAAAAACAGCATACTTTATCAGGTGTTAGCGGCACAAGCTGTAGAAGCAGAGTCGGTAGGATCTGATCGTCTTTTCCCTGATATGACTACGGGGAAAATGACTGAGGCTATTCGGGAGAATATTACTCCACGGATGGCGAAGTTTGAACGGATCTTAGGGCGGCCGTTTAATGAGTCAAAAGATTTTCGTAAGTTAGTCTCGTCGATGATTGTAGGCGAACTGGGATATGCCGCCGAAGCGGAAAAGATGCTCGGCCACACAGACGCTCAGTTAAATGCCGCACTAACAAGAATTGGCCAACAGCACTACATTTCAACTATTATACGTAGCGATAACCCTTTAGCGGCAGTTCAATTATCACTCGAAAACATGATTGGGGAAGCAATTGGTGCTTCTACACTCAACGAGACAGCGGCCGCCTACGGGCTCGATATCCCCGGCTTCACAGACGATACCGCAAACCCTATTACAATTATCGGCAGTGGTGGTGAACTTACTGAAAAAACAGTAGTCCAACAACGTGAAATGACTCCCGATGAGTTAGCATCACTGGACGCCCGCCGAACAAAAGCAACTGAAGATGCTCTTAAATCAGCGGAAGACGCAAGGAAGGCTAGACTAGCTCTCGAAGAAGAGAATCTAGCAAAAGACGAAGAATTACAACAGCAACGCGCCGAGGCCGCTGAACGCCGTAAAGAACAACGTGCTAAGAGCAAAGCAGAACAAGCCGCGCAAGATGCCGCAGAAAAAGCGGAGCGGATAAAGCTCGATGACGAAGAAGCAAACAAAGTCGTAGACTTCTTCGGTAAGATTCTCGGCAAGAAAATTCAACCCGTCATAACAGGAATTGAGGCAGGCTTAACTACGTTAGGTTTAGGTACTGCTATCTCACAAGAAGCAGAAGGTGCAGACGTAACGCCGACAGATGTGGCAGTCGGTGCCGCAAAAGAATTGACTGTTCCCGGCCTGATCGCCGATGTCGCACCAGCGGCAGGCGAAGTGATGGAGGAAGCAGGAGGATTTCTCGTTGATCCCGTTTTGGAGTCGACAGAAGAAGAAGCTCAACAGAAGGGACTTGCCGGCGACTTTGAGGCCCAGATGGAGCGAGCATTCGGTATACCACGATAAGGAAAAACTATGAAGTATTCAGAAGCAGAAATTATGAGTTCTGATCAGAAAACAGTTGACTACAACTGTGGAGAAAACAACCTTCACCGCGAAGGTGCAGATTTTGACACTGTCGCAAGGACAGACGTCTTGATCGAAGACATGCCTAAGAAGCAAACAAAGCCAACGGACACTGGCATTTTTTCTATGGCATATGAAAATCCTTTAGCCTAAGGTAATTAGTTATGAAAGAAGGGTTTCTCCAACAACCCGACGACGGTCAGGTAGAGATTACCGACGCTAGCGATAAGATGCCGGGATTAGCGGCGCACATCAAAAGCAAGTTTGAGGATGCAGAGCACGGCCGTAGGGCTCATGAGCAACGGTGGTTACAAGCATACAAAAACTTCCGTGGTATCTACGACTCAACTACACAATACAGGGATTCTGAGCGGTCTAAGGTCTTTATTAAGATCACAAAGACAAAAGTGCTCGCGTCTTACGGACAAATCATAGATATCTTGTTTGCGAACAAGAAATTCCCTATTGTTGTCGAATCAACTCCTGTTCCTGAGGGAATTGCGGAGTTTGCCCATCTTTCTACGCCATTGGATCAGCAACAGCCTGAGGTTCAGAGCCCCTTTGGTTTCCCCGGTGATGGTATGGAACTACCGCCGGGAGCGACCTCGCTACCGAGCCTCGGAAAGTACTCTGATTTAGAAAATGTGTCTCCCGGCCCTGCAAAAGTCGGCGAGCCACAACTAGAGCCTGCGGCGGAAGCCGCTCGTGCATTAGAAAAGCACATCCACGATCAGCTTTTAGACACAAACGCCGTAAACGTACTTCGCAATGCTGTATTTGAATCCTCGTTGCTCGGAACAGGTATCGTAAAGGGTCCGTTTAACTTCTACAAGCGTATACATCGGTGGGAAAAGGGCGAAGGGGCACAGCGCGAGTACATTCCAGATGAAAAGATTGTACCTCGTATTGAGCACGTCTCAGTTTGGGACTTCCACCCAGATCCTTCCGCAACAAGCATTGAAGACTGCGAATATGTTGTTCAGCGGCATAGGATGAGCCGCCAGCAGTTACGTAATTTAGTAAATCTTCCGTACTTTGATAGAGACGCAATTCAAAACGCAATCGTAAAAGGACCGAACTACGAAGATAAGTACTACGAAGATACAATTCGCGAGGATGACACCCAGCCGAACTATAACGAGAACAGATATGAAGTTCTCGAGTATTGGGGAGTTCTCGATGCCCAGTTTGCCCGTGAAGTCGGTATGGATTTACCTGACAGCGTAGGTGAGTTAGATCAAGTACAGATTAACGCATGGATTTGCGGAACTAACGTACTACGTTGTGTTGTAAACCCTTTCACTCCGGCTCGTATCCCGTATCAGGCGTTCCCCTATGAAGTCAATCCATATCAAGTATGGGGTGTCGGGGTAGCTGAGAATATGGAGGATGCACAGTTGCTCATGAACGGCCACGTTCGTATGGCGATTGACAATCTGGCACTGGCGGGCAACCTCGTGTTTGATGTGGACGAGGCATCCCTCGTACCCGGACAGAATTTTGACATATTCCCCGGTAAGGTGTTTAGACGTCAGTCTGGAGTTAGTGGAACAGCAATCAACGGAACTAAGTTCCCGAATACTGCCCCAGAAAACATCCAGATGTACCAGATAGCCCGTCAGTTGGCCGATGAGGAAACCGGAATACCCTCGGTGCTTCACGGACAAACAGGCGTAACAGGGACCGGACGTACAGCCTCAGGGCTATCTATGCTTATGGGCTCCGGATCACTGTCCCTCAAGACGGTTATCAAGAACATTGACGACTACCTTCTCAAGCCCCTCGGCGAATCGTATTTCCAATGGAATATGCAGTACAACATGGAAGCCCCAGAGATTGTAGGGGATTTATCAATTAAACCACGCGGAACAGCCGCGGTTATGCAAAAAGAAGTACGGTCACAGCGGTTGACTACGTTACTTCAGACGGTTTCAAACCCGATGCTTGCTCCGTTTGTTAAATTGCCTAATCTAGTCAAAGAACTTGCGATTGCGCAGGACATCGATCCTGACCTGTTAGTCAACGATCTAGACGAAGCACAAATTTACGCAGAAGTACTTAAAGGACTCCAGAATGCTCAACAAGGAACAGGCCCAGAAGGTGGCCCCGCTGGTCAGCCAGCCACAGGCATGGGAGGCTCTCAGTCTGTATCTTCAGGACCTTCACCAAATAACAATTCGGGGACTGGTGACGGCACAATCGGAACGGGAAATGTACCAGCTTCAGGGGAAAGCGGCTTTACTGGAAATTCTCCTGAACTTACAGAATAACCATAAGAAGGTAGTCGAGGCAAATGGACAGAAATAAACTTTATGAGAGGTTGCAGAAAGCCGCTCATCGCTCGGGAAACTCTCGTATTGCGCACCTGTTTAGACAGCGTGCGGTAAAGCAAGAAGAGAAAAAGCCTGAAGTTGCTCCTGTTCAGCCTGTTATGAAGCCAATGGCTACGCCGTCCTATCGCCCTCAAACAATGCAGATGCTGAGTGAAATGGCGATGCCAATCACACAAACGCGCCCTGTTCAGCGTATGCAACTCGGGGGTATTGCAGGACAAGAGCGGCCACAGCCTCCTACGCCAGAACAACCACAGGAAGCGGCACAACCAGCCGGGTTTGTAGAGAAACCACCCGAGCAAGTAGCCCCTCAAGAAACAGTTGCCGATGATGTTCCAATGGACGTACCTGAGGGTAGTTTTATTATTAATGGACCTGCTGTCGAATTTGCTGGATCGAAAGATATTCGCCGTATGTTGGAAGACGCAGTGGAAGAGGCGAAAAAGCAAGGTATTGACATAGGTCAGCCAGACGATAAAATGTCTAGTGAGGAATATGTTGCCTTACTAGTATCTAAAGGCGAGGTGGTAGTGCCACCTGTGCTAGCTAAAATAATAGGATACGACAAACTCAACAAGATTAATGACCGCGGCAAAGAAGAAGTCGCGCGTCGCTCCAAAGAAGCAGAGCAGAAAGAATCACAGCCACAGATGCAAGCTTACGGCGGTTTTATCCGTATGCGTGACGGTGGCTCTGTAAAATATTAGGACTCTCCATCCTAAAAAGTTTGACGGCTACCCGGTAATCCCACCGGCCCCGTGATTAAGACAGCGGCTACCCTCCTGCCAGAGGCCCCGTGAGATAGGAGAATATATGGCAAAGCAAAAAGGGCATCGCGCCAACAAAGCAAATGATAGCTTTGGAACAATCAATAACTCGTCCCTCTATCGTGGTAAATATCGAGAAGAAGTTTACGAAGAAGAGGAAGAAACAACGGTAGAAGCAACGGACCCCTCCGAAGAAGAGGCTACTCCAGCAGAAGAACCGAGTTTCGCACAGCCGAAAGAGGAATCCGACACCGACTATAAAAAACGGTACGACGATCTGAAACGGCATTATGACACTAAGCTTCAAGAGTGGAAGCAGGAGCGAGCAGAACTCGCAGAGACACAACAAGCGGGCCGCGAAAGTGGCTTACCGACATCTGAGTTACCAAAGACTGTCGATGAACTCGAAGAGTTTAAGGCAAAGTATCCAGATGTATATGCTGTTGTTGAAACTATTTCTACGATGCAAGCAGAGAATCGTCTCAATACCTTGAAGGGTGAAATTGAACACCTCAAAGGCCGTGAGAAGGAACTCGAGGTACAGAGTGCGTACAAGGAGCTACTCCATGCGCATTCAGATTTTGAGAACCTTAAAATGGATGAGAAGTTCTTGATGTGGTTGGATGAACAACCGTCTTCCATCGCAGATGGAATCTACAAGAACAACACCGATTCTAAGTGGGCTATCCGAGTTGTTGACCTGTACAAAGCAGATGTTGGCATTCCAAAGAATCGGAGGAAACCCAAAGATGCCGATCCTGCGGTAGCAGTAACTAAGACGTATGCAAAAGACGTAATTGGTGAATCTACGCCGGACAAAAAAATATGGAAAGCCTCCGAAATCGGCAAGATGAAGCCGTGGCAATTTGAGAAGCTGGAAGCAGAACTCGATGCGGCACGTGCGGAAGGCCGAATTGATTACTCACAATAACCCATAACTATCTCATAAGGAAGGGTAAATAAAATGGCATTTCCAAAAGCCTCAGGTTATACCAACCTGAACAGTGGTAACTTCACTCCTGAGATTTTTTCTCAGAAAGTATTGAAGTTCTTCCGTCGCGCGTCTGTTATTGAAGACATCACTAACACTGACTACGCTGGCGAAATTGATAACTACGGTGACACAGTACGTATCATCAAAGAGCCTACAATCACAGTATCTAGCTACTCACGTGGCGCGACTGTCTCTCCACAAGATTTGGCAGACGACCAGATCACTATGGTTGTAGATCAGGCGAACGCTTTCGCGTTCAAGATTGACGACATCGAAGAGCGTCAGTCACACGTCAACTTTGAGGCGTTGGCTACTTCTTCAGGCGCGTACTCTTTGAAGCGTAAGTACGACGCAAACGTACTCGACGAAATGGTAACAAGCGCAGGTATCACTTCTGAGTCTGGTGCATCTGTACAGCAGGTAACTGGCTTAGGTACACTCGCGGCACCTATCGACTTGAACACTGCAAGCGCTGATGGTGACACTGCTATCAACTTGTTGCTCAAGATGGCCCGTGCCCTTGACGACCAGTCAATCCCAGAAGAAAACCGTTTCTTCGTTGCACCTCCTGCTTTCTACGAAGCATTGTTTGGTGCAGGTGCTAAGTTCGCAGAAGTACAGGTAACTGGCGACGGAACTTCACCATTACGTA